GGAATTACGAACCGGAATAGCCCATCCCGAGTTTGATGTCGACGACTCGGGGACGTCCAGAACGACGTAAGTGATCAGACGACGTGGCTAACGCGTCCGAACGCCCTTGTTCCATCAGGGCGAGACACTTACGCAAGGCAGGCCAATCCGATATCTCATTGACTGGGATAACGGGTCGGATGATCCATCCCTTAACCTTAGGGATGGAGTCTATAAGTCGTGAATCTGGGTTAATAGAATCACGACTAATCCTGCCAAGTACAGGAGAACTCTCGCCAACAACGGGAAAGTGCCCGAGTAGTTTGAGCATTTTACCGTCAAGTCGATCAACCGACTTCTCATAACCAACGTTAAAGAGTTGGTTCCTGAGAGAGACAGTTGAAACGATCTCCTGTACGTCCTTCCGTGATGAGGGAATACGACGACGCGCACGGACAATTGAAACGTCCGTTCCGTCATAGTACTCCTTCCCGCAAGACTCTCTGAATTTGCCTTTCCAGAAAGACTTGCGAACATTCACCTTTAGACCGAATTGCTCTAAAGATGAAATCACGGAGCGCACGTGATCTACGGGGACAATGATATCGTCTCCGAAGATACGCACCCTCCCGGCGTATGATTCAATATCACGCCGGGTCAACGGGTGTCCTAAGTCCTGCTCAATTCCCACGAAGACCGCCACTAAGAACGTAGCGGCCTCCATTGGGAAGCACAGGGCTGAACCCATAGACGCGAACTTAGCGAGAGGAATGACTTTCCCGCTAGGCAAGCAGGCCGTTCTGCTTCTACTGGCACGCACCGCCTCCCGAAGGTGGCGATGCTTAGCCAATAGATGCATTACGGACTCATGGGAGACTCTATCGGACGCTTCACTAAGATCTAGTGTAGCGAGATCCCCTTTCGAGGATCCTTGTTTGGCCAAACGTTGGTTAGGCGTTTGGTCATCAAGACCGATGAAGCCATCAAGCAACGTTCCCTTGATGGCATCACGAAAAACCGCCAGAATCGCTTGCTGTGCATATTGCATAGCAGTCGGTTCTATTGCGATGATTCGAGGAGTCTTCATCGTCTTAGGAACTGAGATGACCCTCACGGGCAGCTCAGCACCGGGTTCGAGGAAGTCAACCTCGGCTAGCTGGTCTGCATAAGACCAGTTTGGCAAAACCATATTCCCGTAAGGGAAGTATGGTTCGAGGCGTTCCGGCCATGTAGTCTGGGTAAACTTCTGATTCCCTACCAGGTAATCAGCAGTCGCACCAGGGCCGTGCTTCGGAAAGATGTCTCCGTCATAGACGCGTTTGTCCATGACAGAGAACACCGATCCGAAAAGGAGAGAGGTGATTCGCCGGAAACTACGGTAGTCTCCGTGTCCCTGTCTCTCTCTGACTTCCTGCTCACACTTGACCCATTCCGAGAAAGCAGCATCAATTCGATGCTGCTCACATGGAAGCAAGATCTTGCTAAACAGCAGAGTTAACTGCCGAATAGCTCGAATTGCATCGATGTTCGGTGAGTCAAGTAGGACACCAGTCCTACGGTCGAAAACAAGAGAAGAGAAACCCTGCAAAAACGCAGGGAGACTCCCGTTTTTCTTGAAAGAAAGAAAAACGTCGTTCTCCACCTTGCCTCGCTCGAGACTTAATTCAAAGTCTTTTGCGAAGCTCGGGAGGGTTATCGTCAAAAACGATAACCCTTCATCTTTGACGCGTGCAGAGGCAGTTTTAATGTCTCTGCTGGTGCTCACGCGACACCACTCACCCAATTCTTGGGTGAGTTCCCTCCAGAGCAGCATGGGGCTTTTCATCGTCCGCCTTTCAAAAAGGTTGGGCGAGTCCTTGTCCCGATACTGATCCCTTGTAGTTCGGATCTCCGTGAATTACGGAGATGTCAGCTTTCCCCACCAATAAGCTTGGTGAGGTTGGCACCAGTCGAGGCAGTGAGGTTGGCGAGAAAGCCATCCGCCACAGCCTTAGCGGTAGCCGTGTCGTACCCGTTCGGGACGTCGACCACGAGATAAACACTCATGGACTGCGTCACGTTCTGGCCAGACACGAGTGGATTCGCAGTAAGCGTATCCACCTGCAGCTTGACCTGGTGACGAGTGCGCTTACCATACGAGTGATTAACACTCATCT